ATGGCAGTGGAATTAGATAAAAAGACAGGAAAATATATGTTTGCCGGAAAAATATATAAAGATGGTAAATGTATAAAGAGATATCGTAAGCGTGGTTTTGATTCTAAATGGGAAGCGCAAAAAGCTGAGGTTGAATTCAGAAAAGATTTTTTTATGCTTCCGTCAGACATGAATTTTGACAGACTATATAAAGCTTTTAAAGAATATAATAAAAAGTACGTAAAAGAATCAACACTAAAATCAGATGAATATTTGTACAATGTTCTTTCTAAGGAAATGAAAGAAATTGATTTTCTAGATAAAAGACAAATGCAAAACCTGATCAACAAATTTGATGAGAAATATTCAAAGGCATATGTATCAAGAATATATTTCTTTTTAAATAAGCTATATAAATTTGGTGTTACTTCTGAATACATTCCAACCAATCCAATGACATATGTAAAACGTGATCTTAGATTGAATGAAAGAAAAGAAGAAATGACAATATGGCAGCAATATGATTTTGATTTATTCATTGAAGAAGTAGATGAACAAATGATGAAATGTTTTTATTCTGTTTTATTCTATATGGGATTACGAAAAGGTGAAGCAATGGCCCTGCAATGGAAGGACATTGATTTTAGGAAGCAAACGATAGACATCAACAAAACATATAGATACAAAGAGAAAGACCCTAATAAATGGCTTACACCGCCAAAAACAAACAATAGCTATAGAACTATCACAATGCCTAATACATTGTCTAAAATGCTTCGAGAATGGTTTTTAGAATGTTCTAAATGGGATGATTTCACAAAAGATAAATTTGTATTTGGATATTATAAACCAATATCACCTCAAACAGTACAAAGAAGATTTGATGATGCATATAATAAGGCAAAAGCAAAAGATGATGGATTGCCTAAAATAAGAATTCATGATTTTAGACATTCACACGCATCATTTCTAATTAATAACATGGCAGGCGCTGGATTCTCAGATTTTGACATAGCTAAACGCTTGGGAGATACAGTTGAAACATTGCATAATACATATGCACACTGGTTTGATACAAAAGATAAGAGTATTGTAGATATGATGAATAAGTTGTTGTAAATGAGACATAAACAATGTCTATTTATGAAAGGATATAAAATGAAAAACAGATAGTGTATACTGCTCAATATCACTATCTGTTTTTCATTCTTTGCTTATTCGTTTTTTTCTCTGCTAATCTTTTCTTGAGGAAATAGAAAAAAGCCTAAAATATTTATCATGTACACATGAATAATAACACCACATTTTAAAAATGGTAATGAAAAATGCAAAATATTAATAAATATTTACTAAGCAAAATCAGTATTAATAATATAACCAAAAGTACATTAAAAATTCTACCCCCCCCCCCCCAAAAAAATCGAGACAGGTAATGTAATATATAACCATTTGCACTTTTTAGTATTATATTTGTACAATTTAATGCTAAACAGACATTGACATATAAAATTTAAGACTTATTATATTAGAATAAGGAAAACGTTTTCCTTTTTGTTCATAAAAATGAATAGAAAGGGATGATCTTATGGAAAGGGATTTATGGATAACGAAATTAATTATCCTAGCAGAAAAACTTAACGTGGATGATCTGCAAATTCTGTATAATCATGCACAAAGACTGCTGTTATCATCTAAAAATGAATAACACTAATACCTATAGGTATTTACGCGCAAATTTTAAAAAATAGAAGATATGATGAAATCCTAGAATAATTATCGTAAATCGTTTAATATTAAATATGAAAGGGCATGCAAGGTGAATTATGAAAAAGTACTTATCATTAGCATTATCTTTAATGATGGTTGTATGCTTAATTGGATGTTCAAACAACAAAACCTCATCAACAGAAAATAAAGATAATGCTATAAAAAATCAATCGTTGAAAATTGGAGAATCTTACTATGATATTCAAGATAGAGGAGATGGTATATGTGATGTATATTATTCAGTAGAAGTGATTAACCCAAATTCATATGATGCAAACAATTACCAAGGGTTATTTATTGATTGCCAAGATGAAGATGGATATAGCATTAAAGAAGAAGGAATGTATACTGGTTATATATTAGCTAAAGATCATACATATATTTCTTATTACGTAACCGCAGTGAGTGAAAAACCTGCTAAAGTTAAATTTAGCATTGAAGATATTGAAAACTCCGGTGGATTTTCTGAACCTTTGGCTAAAGAAAAAAAATCTAATGATCTTTTCAAATTAAAAGACACTCGAATTGACGATGTGAAAAATTATGGCTCTAATCCCGAAGGCAAAACACATAAAGAATTAGTTGGATCAATTTGTAGTGACATGGAGGAATATCCTGAAGGGGTATCGGAAGTAGAAGTTATAGGTGTATTCTATAAAGATAAAAAATTAATTGGTTCTACAGGTAAACATATTAGCGATTTAGATTATAAAGACAAGCAACAATTCAATATAAGTCCAAACCACGTTGACTTAGACGATGCATCAACTTACGATGATTACAAAATAGTTATAGCGTTTCCATCTGTAAAAATATCAAGCGAAGATTCAGAAGATTAAAACGGGCCAATAGAATTATAAAATAAAGAGTAACAAGTTATATTTCTTGTTACTCTTTTCTTTTTTTCTTCTTGCTATTTCTCTTTCAACAATTGAATTTAAATAATCGGCAACTTGTTGTCTGACTTCTTCAGACACTTCCAAATATCCTCGAACAAAAAGAAGAAATATAAGCTAGGGAATTTACCCTAGCTTAATTATTTAAATTTAACAGCTGTTCCATACATTTGCATATAAAAATGTTGAAATCCATTAGTATCTAGATTTAGTTCTTCTTTCATGCCAATGACAGCATCTGCACCCATATAATATGCACGCTTTTTTAATTCTTCTACCGAAATAAAAAAGGCTTCATCAAATTGGTTATGGCCATTTCCTAACAAATCTTTTGTGGATGCAGAAATATCACCTGTACTGAATAATTCTATCATCCCCGATAATGCTCCTATCGATTCTGTTATGGATGCGTTTTGATTAACTAGTTGATTTTGATCTTTTAATGCATTGATTACACTACGATATTCTTTTTGCTTTTGAAAAATCATTTTTCCTGATCCTGCATCATTTATTTGATAAAATACAGGCCCAATAATAACATAATCACGTTTTATGTCTGTTGTAGTGACGGAAATTTTCTGGATTTGAATTAAGTCATGTCTATGTTTTAAGTCACTTAATGGTTCTCCACTATATTCAGGTACTCCATAAGATGATATTTCTGACTTGATTTTCGCTTTTTCATCATCAGACAACTCTTTCCATTTTTCTACATCAATCGGTGTTTGAACCATTTTCCCATTGCAGTTAGAACAATTGTCTTTATTTCCTTTTAATCTAGAAACTGTTTTTCCACAATTAGGGCAATAATAAACTACTTTTTCCATTACTATTCCTCCATAAATAAGCTATGTACATATTTAATTTATAAAACAAAGAGTAACAGTCATTCCTTGTTACTCTTTTCTTTTTCTCTTTTAGCTAGTTCCCTGACAACTATTGATTGCAAATAATCTGCAACTTGCTTTTTTATATCAGGTGGTGCTTCGAGGTATCCTCGAACAAGCCATTTATCTTCTGGTTTTAATCCATAATCTTCGATTAGTTGATCTATCTTTGAATCAGGTATAGAAATGAACATTTCCTCTCCAATACCTTCAGTTAACCATACATAGTCAACGTTGAATTCTCGACATATAGAATTGATGGTTTGACTTGATGGGTTGGTAGTTCCTTTTTCAATGTTATTGATTGAACCTTTTGAGATACCTATTTGTTTACCAAATTTTTCCATACTCAAATTAAAATGTTTACGTATTTTATATATTCTCGACCCTATATGTTCTTCCACGATTTTCACCTCTTAACTGCTTACACTGTGATTATACATTAAAAAGTATGTCGAGTATACAAAAAAACAAATTATTTGAATAATTTAAAGTTGACATAGTATGCAACGCATACTTATAATGTATGTATAACATACAAAAAGTATTTTAAAAGGAGGGATGTAATGACTGATGAGGAAAATGTCACTAAAGATGCTTTGGATATGCTTGCAAAGATGGGATATGAAATCAACGAGTATGACCGAGGTTTTATCGCATGTATTTTGACTCAGAGCAACAGAAAATGTTCAGAAGGAAAGGAGAACGAAGAAAAATGAAAGCATATGTGACTGTTAGAGATGTGATGCTTGTTTTACCTGTAAAAGATACACAAGCTAGAAAGATTTTACATAATCTTCGCAGACAAAAAAATAAAAATGGTGAAATATTTGAAGGATCATATCGAGACACTATGCTTGGAAAGATTCTTGCAGTTCCCACTCCAATATTTGTTGAGTATTTTCCTGAGACTAAAAGTGCGCTTAATGACATTTGGAAGGAACAAATAAAAAGCACTCTTGGACAAGAGTGCTAGGGCAGCAGCCCTGCGTAAATTAACCACATGATTATTATATCACAGAAAATTAAAGGAGTAATGAAAATGGCAAAAAAAGAAGAAAAAGAAAATTGGGTGATTCCCGATTTCGATAATTATGAGATTAATAAGTTAGATGACAAGTATCTCATTAATTTGAAACCTAAGCCAAAAAATTATGTAGTTGCATGTACATTCATTAATATTGCTTTACTTGCATTGAATGTATGCGTATTTTTATCTACTAAGGTGTTGGCTACAACAATCATCCAGGTAGTTAAGTAATATGACTAAGGATGAGTTACAAACAAAAATTGACGGGTTCATAGAAGAAGAAACAGCGGATGAAAAAAGTAAGAATACCATTCGTAAATACAAGCATGTTGCTACTTTGTTTGTTAACTCATTGCCTGATGGTGAAATAAAAAAGAGCGATATAGTTACTGTTAAAGATAAACTGCTGCATGATTATAAAATCAGTACAGTAAACAACTATATTGTGATCATTAATAAATTTATCAAATATAGCGAAATCATTGATTCTGATGATGATTTTAATTTTCTTAAGCTAAAGAAATATTATTCAAAGAATTTATTGAAGAACGTAAGAGTCCAGAAAGATGATTCTTTGGATGATATTCTAGAACCCAATGAATTTCAAAGGCTATTGAAAAAAGCCCGTGAAATCAATCGTATGGACTTATACGAGATCATGAAGGTGTTTGGGTATACGGGAATTCGGTTGAGTGAATTACAGTTCTTCACTGTAGAAGCAGTAATGGATGACAATGTGTATGTTATGAACAAAGGAAAAGGTCGAGGAATCATTCTACGTTCAGACTTGCGCAGAGAGCTTCTAAAATACTGCAAGGACAACAAAATTGAAGAAGGGTGTATATTTACATCTTCTGATAAGAAAAGCCCTGTAAATGCTCGTGTGTTGTCTAGAGACTTAAAGATGATTGCTGGTAAATGCAGAGGGATTAAGCTTGGTAAAGTACATCCTCATGCATTCAGACATTTGTTTGCAATTCAGTATTTGATGCAGAATGGTGAAAATGCGATTGCAGAACTAGCGGATATTCTTGGACATTCTAGTTTAGAAACTACAAGAATCTATGTTCGCACAACAAGAAAAATGAAAAAGCAAAATCTTGAATCATTGAGCTATGCGAAAAGGAGTAGGTAAAGAGGTAATTATACAATACGGGAGAAACAAATGAAAGAAGCTACTAATGTTAATACAGGAGATGTTATTCAGGTTCAAAATGCATCATATGAGGTTCTACAGGTAGTTCCTGATGCAGTTTATATGTTTGAAGAATATGGAATAACAGCTGCACTTGTACAAAGAAAAAACATTTCTTGCATGGGTGCAGCATATCGTTTTTATCAGGTAGATGGAAGGCTTTTTGAACTTGTGATTCTACCTAAAAGTAATACAAGGAATAGAAAGAGAATAAAGGAAATATCTTTATTCTGAGGATAGAAAATGAAACACAGTTTTGATGCAGAAATTGCGAATGAATATGGAGTTGAAATAGCTATCATGTTCGATATGTTTTGTTTTTGGATCAGCAAGAACGAAGCAAATAATTACAACTTCCAGGACGGGAAATATTGGACGTTCAATACTTATGAAGGACTACATAAAATGTTCCCGTATTGGAATGTTCAAAAGATAAAAAGAATCTTAAATAAAATGGTTGAACTGGACTTGTTAGTTAAGGAAAACTATAACGAAAATCCATGGAATCATACAACTTGGTATGCATTTGGAGAAGTAGGACAAAAGTTAAAAAATGCTTTATCTATCGATTGGTCAAAAGTGACTAATCGAACGGTCGAAAATGGCAATTGTAGAATAGTCAAAAATGACCAATGTACAATGGTCAAAAATGACCAATCTAAGACAGTTATATACACAGTTAGTAACACAGTTAATAAAAGAAATATAAAAGAAAGTTCCGACGACACTGATTTATCAGCATCAGAAACAATCCCTTATGTTGAAATTATTGACTACTTGAATTCTAAATGTTCAAAACGTTACAAACACAGTAATCGAATTGCTAGAGAAAAGATTCGGGCTAGATGGAATGAAGGATTCAGATTAGAAGACTTTAAGCTTGTGATTGATGTGAAAGCGCATGAATGGTTAAACGATACAGAGATGAATAAGTATCTAAGACCAGATACATTGTTTGGTTCTAAGTTTGAAATTTATCTGAACAGTGTGGCACCTAAACAAAAAACAAATAATTTTGTGATTGCGAAAGGAATGAAGATGTAATGCAGTCAGTTAGTGAAATAATCCAAAAACAAAATGATGCGAATAATGAGAAATATCTTAAAAGCAAACATTGCCAAAGTAATTGTGATAAATGCATGGCCGCCGGTGCATGTGGCATTTGGGAAAAGCCAGCGTATTACGATGGAAAATACTTGGTGGCTCCAACAAAGGTGTTCTGCTCAAAAAGAAATGACTGTGAGAAACTATCAAGCTATCGCAGTGAGTGGATTGAGAAGAACAAGAAGAACAGTGGTTTAAAAGATTTATTGAATAAACGAATCAATGATTTTGTTGCATCTGATCCGTGGCAGGAAGCAATCAAAAAATTGGCAGTGAATTACATTCAGGATTGTAAAAACAATTTTGCAGAACATGTGCCTTGCAATTGGCTGATGTTTTTAGGACAGAGTGGATGTGGGAAAACACATCTATGTTCAGGAATCAGTAATTGGTTGCTCGAACAAAATAAACGCGTTCTGTACGTCAGATACATTGAGTTGAGCAATTCTATTAGCAACTTTGATTATTCGCTTCTAGAACGTGCTAAACATGCTCAAATCTTGTATCTAGATGATTTGTTTAAATCTAGTGCCAATCGGTTAGATGATAAAGCAATCTTTGATTTGATTGATTATCGCTATAACAACAACATGCAGACGATCATATCCTGCGAAAGAACAAGCCAGGAAATGATTGATATCAATGAAGCAGTTGTTGGAAGAATTGTTGAAAAGTGCAATGGTTTCTTCTTTGAAATTGAGAAAGAGCCTGGAAAGAATTACAGGTTGAACTGATGGCACGAAAAATATACGGAATATACAAGGATGATCTTCCTGCTTGTATTGGAACAGAAGATGAATGTGCATCGTTTTTAGAAACAACAATCAATACATTTAGATCCATGTGTTCCAAACAGAAAAAAGGAAAAATAAAGCGTTCAAGGAATGGATTTATAATCGTAAAAATATGCGAAGAATTGGAATTGGAGGAAATAGAATGATCGAATTAAAAGTGATTGAAAAATTCATGGAAGAAAATGGTTTAGAACCATATGATGCATTTGATGTGGATGGTGAGCTAAAAAAATACAATCCATGTTATTTTACTGAAGAATTAGAATTACGATCAATGTATCTTGATTTTAAAGGTGTTGATAGTCCACTTTGTACAATTTGGTTACATAGACTATTAACTGGAAAAGATCATGTAAAACATAAAAGAACAGAAAAAGATAATTTGGAAGTTGTCGCCGAAGAGGAAAATATGAAATTAATATGGAAAAAAAATAGATTTGACGGGCAAAAAATAACACAACTTGTATTGACTGATGCCTACAATGAAAGCAGAGCAATCGCAACAATTGTAGAGCACCAGCTTAACGAGAGTGAGCCAAAATTGTTTTATGTATATTTCACATTGTATTTTGGAGAAACAATAAGCATTTTTCATCCGTTTAAAAGTTTTGAAGTAGCGAAGAGAGCGGCTTTGCAATTCATTAAAGAAGAAGCGGTAGAAAGAATGAAAGAATTAACATATATCACAAATTTTATAGATGAATAAAAGGAGAAACAAATGACAACTACAGAAATGATTAGAGATATGCTAGGCAGGCAAAAGATACATGATGTAGAAGTGTTTAAGAAACACAATATTACAAGTATTTCTAGAGAGCAATTAGAAAGTGCGTTGTTTGATGAATTAGGAGAATTGATGCACGCTCAGAAAGCTGATTGGTGTTGGTGGAAGTTCACACAAGAACCTAAGGATGAAGCTAAGGTATTTGAAGAGTATGTAGATGTTCTTCATTTTGCCTTAATGTTCGAAATAGATTTTGGACATGGTTGTTATCTAAATGATGATATTGGATGGAATTATAGAAGAATAAAGTCTAGCTCAGAGCTTGGACTAGCATATGTGTATAGTCATGTACTTGGCACTATAAAAGATAGTGATGTATTAGCCTATGTAATTGCACTAGGATTGCATATGGGTTATTCGATTGGAGAAATTTATAAAGAATATATTCGTAAGAATGAGATCAATAAAGAAAGGTTAGCAAACGGGTACTAGGATATGTGGATTAGAAGTCAGAGTTTATTAACATTAGCTAATTTTGAGTGCTTAAAGATTAGACAATATGGTAGCAAAAAATTTGGAATCGTTGGTGACGGGGACATTATATTAGGCAAATATTCTACAGTAGAAAAAGCTATAAATGTTTTATATGAAATTCAAGAAAAAATCAATTATGAACACAGTTACACGATTAATTTAATGGATGAAAAAGTTTATTTGTTAAATGATGATGTTAACATTTATCAAATGCCACAAGATGAGGAAGTTGAACTATGATTCCAAAAGAGATAAGAGAGAAAATTGAACAAAAGCTAAAAATTGATAAAGAAATCAAAGAATGGCTTAGTGAAAATTCTTGCGTGCAATATGGTGAAATCTTTTGGGAATACGCAGAGATTGTCGATAAACCTAAAGGAACGGAGCAGGATAATGGAGAATATTGTAGCCAAAGCACAGATGGTTATGACAATTATTGGGGACATTATTACTATCCATTAGACAATGGTAAGTATTTGAAAGTTTATTATGAGTGTTAAGAGGTGGAAGCATGACAGAAAAAGATTTAAATGAATTTGAAAAAGAATTCGGATTTAAATTGTTGCCTACATCATTTAAAAAGCCTTTGTCAGAGATTACAAAAGAAGAATACAGAGAGCAAATTGAATGCTTATACAACGCAATTATTAATGATAATTCAAATGATGATGATTTAATGATTGAAGAAAGAATTGATACATTAATTAAAGTGTATGAAGGATACATTGATGAGAACAACCAAAGTATCAAAAAACACAAAAACCTTTTAATTGAAAAATTGGATGATACGAATTATGGATACCCTAAATTATATGTCGAAACGATTGAAATATATATGAGAGAAAATGAATTGTTTGAAATGTTTATTGAATCGTTAAAATATGCAAAGACAGGAGAAAGAAAATGAAAGAAGTAGAATATGCAGTTATTGTAACAAACCTTACAGGTGGAGCTACAAAGTTTTGGATTAAAACAGATAGATTGCTTGATGAAAAATCGAATGATTTATTTATGTACAAATTTATATTTTCAAATAAAAATGATGTGAATTGGAGAAGATATATTTTTGTTATATATAGATTCAACACTTTAAGTGAATATGAAAAAGAATGCATTATTGAACATATCAAAAGTAATGGTGATATAGATGGATTTGAATTGGAAAAAATTGTGTTGAAAGGATAAAGAAAATGAATAATAAAGAATTGAAAAAAAACTTAGAAAAGGAAAGAAAAAAGCAAAGAGAAGATGCTATAAAAATAAATACTTTTATCAGATTAGATAAAAGCAGTGCTTCTGAAATTGATAAACAAATTGAGCAGACTTATTTATCTTTGCAAAAGAATATTAAATTTTTCTGTACCAATAAAGACTTGATGAACAGTATGCTAGATGAATTAGACTATATTGTTTACGCATCAAAGCTATACGGTGGAAAGCACGTTATGGAAGAATTAGATAATCGTTACAGAAATAAATTAATGAGTTAAAAGGAGAATGAAAATGAATAAATACCAAAAAGCATTAAATACAATTGTTGATGCCATAAGGGATTACGTGTCATATAGAGAATGTGATTTGTTGCCTAGTGAAAATGAAATATACGGTGCAATGGCATTACTTAGAAAATTAGTTAATAAAGCAGATTCATTTGAATGGATTCCGTTCACTTTTGATGAAGAAGGTGTACTTAATTGTGAGTTGCCTGATGTTGATGAAGAAATACTTGTGTCTGATGGTGATAGCGTATGGCAAGATACTTGGTGTGAAGCAGATGAAGGATATGAGCTTGAAAGTGGAATTGAAATAGAAGATTTAGCTTGGAGACAATTACCAAAGCCGTATGAGGAAAATCAAAATGAAACTAACTGCTAAAGGAATGTTCAAAAGATTAGGCTATGAAAGAGAAAGAATACTAAATGAGCGTTTTATTTCGTATAGAAAGCCTTACGGAAATAGTTTTTGCTATATTCAGTTCGATTTGAAGGATAAAACTTATAACGCTCATTACTTTGGGCAAAAAGGTGGATGTTTTCAACAAATTTTAAGTCCCAAAGAGTTAGTAGCAATATATAAACAAATAGATGAATTAGGAGGCGGATTCACTTATGAATGCAAAAGAAATGTTTGAAAAGCTAGGGTATAAAAAACGTGCTTTTGGCGATTGTATTTTCTATGAAAAAGGAAGTATTATGCGTCACATAATTCAATTTAATTTAAAAGAAAAAATCTTTTATTCATATACGTCATGTGGAATGGCAAATCAAATAAAAAGTTTAACTGCAAATGAGTTAAAAGCGGTTCGACAACAGATGGAAGAATTGGGGTGGATTTAATGAACGATATTAAAATACCTTCAATTGAATTTGTTCGATTGAAAAAAGGAATGACAGATAGTGAATTAAATGATTACATAGCAGAAAATGATGATTATAGTTTTTTAGTTTATCTTAGATACAAATATGATTTTGAAGAAGAATGGACGTATTCGACGGAATGTGCAGCGTGGAATGCTTGCGAAGATTGTGTAAGTTGGTTAAATGATTGGCATGAAGGACAACAAAATGTCGAGTATTTGGCTATAAGCAAATTAGGAGAAGAATATGACTGCTGAAGAAATGTTTATAAAATTAGGATTCACAAAAAAAATAACACCAAACACTTTTATAATGTATGGATGCGTAAATATTACTACGCCACGACTTGTTGCGTTTGATAAAGTATCTAGACGTATTGCAGTTAAAGATGTACTAGGAGATAAATTAATAACAAAAAGAGACATATCGGTAAGTGAATTAATGGCGATTATCCAACAATGCATAGAACTCGGATGGTTAGAAGAAGAAACTTGTACCAACGGTTCTGATTATGATTCTACGGAAGAATTTATATGTTCACATTGTGGATTAACTTTAATTGAGTATAAAGAGTATGTGAATGGTGAAGATGATGGAGAAGGATATTACTTTGATTTCAAACCAAAGTATTGTCCAAATTGTGGCAGAAAAATTGTAGATTGAGGTGGATTTAAATGACTGCTTTAGAAATGTTTGAAAATATATGCTATAGAAAACGCGTTTCTGATGATTGTATTTTGTATGAAAATGGAAATTATATTATGTGCAACATAATTGAGTTTTGTTTAAAAGATAAAACTATTTATTCATTTACAAATAGTGAAGTGGGAAGGGAAGCAAAAAGCTTGAGTGTAAATGAATTAAAAGCCATTAATAAGCAATGTGAAGAATTAGGATGGCTTGAATCAGATCCCAAACAAGAAACTAATCTTGAGCATTATTTTGATGAATTATTAAAAGTAGGTAATCGTTTTACTTTTATGAATGGAAAAATCAAAAGCTGTAATAGTGTGATGTGTAGTAAATGTGTGTTTGAAAGTGATTGTGGTGTAAAAAGATTTAAATGGTTGGCAAGTTCATATGTAAAGCCAACATACAAATTGAGTCAATTTGAATTTGATTTATTGAATGCATATAAAAATAGTGGAATGCGGCGGTGTATTTCAAATTACGGTACTTTGCTTGAATTATATAAAAAAGGATATTTTAAAGAAATTGGTACAAGTATTCCAATTCATGAAATCTTAGATAATTATGAGGTAATCAAATAATGCAGAAAGCTAGATTATTATATTTAGTTGATAAATACGAAAATGAATTGATTAGCAGTACTAGAAAATACAAGAGTTATTATGTCGGTAAGATTGGAAACGTAGTGCACAAACAAAATATACGTGGAATTGTCAGCTCAAATGAATATTTATATGACATTGAGTTTGATGATGGTGCTAGATTTTGCGTAGACAGAGAACAGATTGAATTTGTCGGAGGGACTGAGTGATGAGTTATTTTATTGTTGGATTTTTCTTCGGCGGAATTATTGAAATGGTTCTGTATTCGGTTGTTGTATCTTGAAGAATCAACAATTTAGAATATCAGAACAAACAAATGATTTTTGAATTAGAGCGAAAGGAAAAGGAATTAGCTACATACAGATGTATGTACGCTAGTTCTTATGATGGATTTGAGGAGACAAAATGAAATTAATACCAAGAGAAGAATTAGCTTTTATTGTAGATCACTTAGACGATGAAGATGTTTTTTATTATACTATGAAACGGATTTTTGACATATATGGAGATGATTGGTTTGTTGAAGGATGTAGATGGATGAAAGTAACAGAAAATGAAGCAAGAAAAAAAGAATTAGAAAGGTTAGGATATAAAGGTGTTAAAGAAATACAGGATTAAATATATCAAAGACAATAATATTTGTGTGATGGAAGTTCAGGAGGAATCAAAAAGAATGGCGATGTATAAGTTCTATATGAAACATCCATCATGCAGCATTGAGGAAATTGAAGAGATTGCATAGGAGATAAGATGAGTAAAACGGATTATGAAGAATATGTAGATGTTCAGGTGGATACACTGATTAAAAAACTTGAAATGTTCAAGATCTATGAAAGAAAGTTTAAATCGTTGGATGGAATCTTAAAGGATTTGGAGGTTCGCAAAAAAGAATTTTCAGATCCAAAATCTCCATCGTTTGAACAAAGGTTGGATTCAAAGAAAAATAAGGACATTACAAATGATGTTCTTGTAAAGTTTATTTCAAAAGAAAAAGTGCTTGAAGACGACAAGAATCTTATCTTAGGAAAGATGAGAGAAGCTGAAACAATTATTGATCTTATTCCAAATGATGATGTTCGTTTATATATGAAACGTCATTATATCGATGGAGAGTCGTTTGAGAAGCTTTCAGGAGAAAAGTACTGTAGCAGAATGAAAATGTATTACGCAATGAAAAAAGAGCTTAAAAAGCTCGTTATGGGAGATTTAAGCAAATGATAGAGATATTAAAAAGAATAAGGGAATGGGTTAGAGATCATATTGATGAAATGATATTATCTGGTTTTATTATTACTATATTTGTTTTATGTGTGTTATATGCGATTGTTGCTTCTAATGGTTCAAATAATACATCATCACATTGCAGCACTACGTTTATACCTGTCTACAATGGAAGAATAACTATTTTCATTCCAATAACCAGGTGTTATTAATTATATGGAGATTTGAATAAATAAGTGAGGATGAACAATGCAGAAAGTAATCAGATCATACATTTTTGATGGGAAAAGTTTTGAAGAATTGCAAAAAGCGTTAGATGATGGCTATGTTGTTGTTATGGCAAATAAGGTTGGAAAATGCGATGATGCTATTGAATACATTCTTGAAAAGAAAGACAAAGAAGTCTCGATTGATGCTATTGTTAAAGGTTTAAGAGAGAACGCAAAAAGAGTTTTTGATAATGATGATCAATCTAAGTGGGTTAAGGCAGGAATTTTACAAGCGGCAAAGATGATTGAAACAGGTGAAGTAAGATGAGATTAATTGCATAAATACGTGGTTGAAAATTTCATAAAGTTTTTATTTTATAAAAGTGTTACAAAGTAGCCTATTTACTAGGCTTTTAAAAGGTTTGTAGTTAGTCTGATAATATATAGTTATCGGACATAGAAAGAAGGAATGAAATGAATAAAATATACAAATTATTAATGGTTGGAATGATTGGCGTTTCCTTATTTGGATGTGCTTCTATGGATCGTTGGGGTACTGATATTAAATCAGATTTGAATGGAGGATTGAATAGGATAATCAATGTGTATACAGCAGATGGAAAAATTATAGCAAGCTATGAAGGTAGAATTGATATTGAAACAAATGATGGTGGATATGTAAAATTTGATTATGATGGAAAAAGATATGTTTATTATAATTGTTTTGTAGAAACGATTGCAGAAAAATAGGAGTAATCTTATGGAAGATGCAAACAAAGTTAAATATGAAATTAAAAATGTATATGTAGTTCCTATTGAGCATGAAGAAGGTGGAGATATTACGTATGGTACACCTGTAGCATGGGAAGGTTTTAAATCATTTACATTAGAACCGGAAGGAGATACAAATACATGTTATGCAGACAGCACTGCATATTTTACAACGAACAGTAATAATGGATATTCCGGAAGTATTGAAATACATTCAGAAAGAATTGATGAATTTACTATAGCAGGAAGAAAAAGTGTATCTGAGAAAAAGTTTTTAGGAGTAAAGAAAATGAAACACAAATTACCAAAGTTTTTATAAAAAAAACATATAAATATAGGTGATGAGCTTAATAAGCTGTTTATGATCAACAATACACAAAGTTTATTTGTACAATACGGAGATCGTGTTGTATGTGTTTATATGGCAGATGAAAAGTTTTATAGGTGTAATTATGATAAGAATGGTATACTCGTTATTAAGCATTATATTTGTGAACCGCAATTCAAAAGTTTATATAGAAAGTTTTTAGATAATGAAATTGATTGCTTAAACTATGAAGACGTAATGAATGGTTGCAATAAGATTTATCTAAAGTCAGATGAAGATTATAAAAAGTTTATGATAATATTAGTTGATATGTAGAAAGTTTTTTAGGAGTGATGAAATGGATACAAATAAGTTTTCTTACAAAGAAGTTTTTGTGAAGTATGATAATGTACAGATTGGTGTTATTTGTTCTAAGTTTGTTGAAAAAGTTTTTGAATACAATGCGCATGATGATGAAGATGTGGCTGTAAATTATGTTTATTATGTGAAGAAAGAAAAGTTTTCTCAGTTGCTGGAAAAGTTTTTTGACGGTTCAATTCTATGCAAACATGAAAAAGGATCTCAAAAGTTTTTTCCAACGTCTCAAGAACAATTAGAAGAAGTTTTTTTGATCCTGGATAAATAAGTTTTTCAAAATAAAGTTTTTCAGATATAATGGATGCATGAATGATTATGTAAGTTTTCTATGCACACTATTAAATATAAAGATTCCAAAAGTTTACTTTAAAGTAAATGATAAGGTTTATGATCTTAAACATAAACCAGTCAATAAAGAACTTTTTCAAGTAAAAGATACAAGCATATGCACATCATACCCAAAAGAAAATGTAATTTGTGTAAACCTGAATACATCCATAGATAGTAGTTTAGTTTATATATATCTTGCACATGAAATAAGACATTTATACCAATATGCATGTGTATATAAGAAGAATCAAAAAGTGTTTTCTATAGATGAAAGAAGTGTTTCTATATGGAAAAAGGAACTTGAAAACTATGCAGATTCAAGCAGCAAACACTATGAGAATCAGGAAATAGAAAAAGATGCAAACTTGTTTGCAAACTTTATTGCGATAGTGATATTTAAAAGAGTTTTGGATATAAAAGAAATGGATCAAAAAGAATACGAGTTTAAAACAAAACTTTTCATGAACTTTTTCGCATCGAATCCAGTCAAAAAAAAGCTGATTCAAAAAGAAATGAGAAGACATTAAAAAAAGGACTTTCACAAGTCCTTTTCAATTTGTTTAAATAGTGCAGCAGTTCCGCGCGGTGCACGTTCAAGCATTTCAACCACATGAACATATTTACCATTTAATGACTTTTTGCCGTCTTTGTAGTATATCCATGATCCTTTTATGATGCCGTATGATTCTTTTTCTATTGCTTTTGGATGTTTTCGAGTTCCGGCCCATTCAATATATTTAAATTTGCATTTTTGAAGTTTTAAAATCTTTTTTTCTTCTTTCTCTTTTTCAAGATCTTTTTTCTTCTTTTCAAGTACCTGGATTATTTCAATTTTTGATAGTTCAATAAAATCAAGATCTAAACTATAGAAATTAGTTTCATTGAAATATGATCCCGTATGATGCCAAGAGCTACAGATTAGAAAAGCTTTTAAAACTTCTTTGCTATAAATTTTTAATTCTTTTTCTTGAAAGTCATTTCTAACATTTAAAACGCATTCTATAATATCGTTTTTAATCCATTTTGAAAGTGGCTTTTCACCATTTTCATAAGCTTCATAAGCGCGCACGCTCATTTTATTTCCAATATATCCCATATATTTTTACCCCCTAAAATGGAAACTCAAACTCTTCTAACATTTTATTGATTTTTTGTTGTTCTGTTTCTGTAGTTGCTGCTTTCTTCTTTTTTGGTGCAGCTTTTTCTACGATCATTTTCTCGATTTTACCATTATTATACACATAGCTTTCTATAAGCTTGTTTCTATTAAAAACATCTATAGTTTTAAAGCTGGTATTATAAGTTGCTAGCATGCTTTTTGATCCAGGTTTACAGATCTTAAAAAGATCCTTATTTAATATATCTATATAACACTTGTAAATTTTGAAGAAATAACAAATATCTTTTATTTCCTGGATGTCTGGAGTACATAACTCTTTTTTTGCTTCTGTATTAAAAAATAACTTAATATCATAGTTGAAAAGCTTATCAAGATCATGAGCAACAAAAAGCCTTAAGTCATTTGTCTGAGCTGCTGCATACATACATTTATTATAATCAAATTTAAAGCCATGATCTTTTAAAACTTTTTCAGTTGAAGCGCTTGGAGTTCCTAATGCTTCAACATAAATGTGGGGTTGTTTTCTTTCGTTAGTGATGTAGTAATTAAAGTGAACGCGCTCACGCTTCCATGTTGTCATTTTTAAGCCCTCCTAAAATATTCAAAATGTATAAACTATTTACAAGCTGCCAAAGTTCGCGCGGTTCAAGCATCCATGCAATTACATCCATGCCATAACTGAGATCATATAGCCCATTTAAATGTCTATTAATTGAAAAAGGCATTATACTATTTGCCTTTAGACTATTTGCGTTGAGCTGAACCAGCTTTTTTTCTACTGATTCAATATATTCATTATTATTCATTTTTAAAACCTCCATTCATTATCTTCAAAAATAGTTATAACAAGTGTATAAAGTTCTTTGCTTACTTGTTTAGAATCAACTAAAAGTTGATCATAATAAATGCGTATAACTTTTTCATTTTCGATATAAGCAAGATCATAAACAAATGATTCAATATGATCCGCTAAACACTCATAAAGAAAATCATACACGACAAAATTACCAGAAATAAGATCATTCATATATGATCTTATTCTTGCGTATTTATGCAATAACTTAACTTCTAAAAGTTCCATTGTTTGACCTCCTGCAATTAATAAATAAGTGGTAGTATTATGTTTGATAAGCCTAAAAATAGGCCTATCAACAATGCGTCAAAACATATATAGAAGTAGAATTTTAAAAATGCAAGTATGAGCACCTGGACGGCGCTCATCTTGTCAAGATCTTTGCGAGTTAACATTTTAATAGCCTTCTTTCAAGTAAATTAAATATTGCTTTCTAGCTTCTTCCAACCATTCCATATCATAATCACTTTTTTCATCTGTAAGCCATTGTTTGAACTCGTCATCTTTTCCGGCTTCTTCTACTAATCTATAATCGGAAAAACTTTCTAAGTTATCATAATCATTAATAATAAAATAGTCGTCAGTATAATGAAAGTCACCGCATAAAGTCATCCTTACAATTTCGTGCGGATCATAACCGGATAAACATGCATCGAGATTATCATCATCTAATTCATAATAATATTCATTATATCTTTCACTTCTAAATTCAAACCATAATGAAAGAAGTTCATCATCATACATATTTTCAAGAATTTCATCCCCAATCGCTTCCATAATTGCGCCGTCTGTAGAATGTGCAAAATCATCGTACTGAGTAGCCATATAAGCCACGTGTTTAGCTGAAGTTTCATAAATAGATAACATTTTCTTTTTTCGCCCGTCTATGGTAGAATAGAAAGGCAATATATACAAGACGGGCTTAACCTCCTGAATTTTGTGTATATTTGCCGTTGTTGTGAACTCCTGGAAGCGGCCAAACTTGAAAGGGGTTCACGCTTTTTTATTTGCTTTTGTTCATGTCTTTTTCAATCAAATCTATTATATAAGCGGTTTTACTTGGTTGTTTATCAAGCCATTTAATAAGGTCTATATTTTCTTTTTTTACTCTAAACTCGTATTTTCTATAATTGGCTTTATTAAATTCTTTTATATATTCTATTTGATCGAAAGAACCACTTTTTTTTCTTACAATGTTTACACCTCCTAAACTTGAAAAAATGAAAGACACGGTTTATAATATAAATGGTTAATTAATTAGGTTTGTTATTTGTGATATAGCACTAATAACAAGCCTTTTTATTTGTGACTTTATAAGCGCTATATCAATTTCAAAATCTAATTTGATATTTATGGATATTTTTGTTTTCATAAATACCACCGCTTTCTATTATGCGGAGTTTAACCGTGTCAACTTTATAAGCTTGACCCGTGTCTTTTGTGTAAGCTTTTTATTTAGCTTACACTTACATTATAAGCATATGCATGTATATGTCAATAAAAAAATTAATAATATTTTTTGGTGCTCATTTTTTCAAAAAGCTTTTTGTTTTGCAAACGTGCTTGCAAGCGCCTTTTTATAAGGCTTTCTCTAGTGTTTGCGTTTGGTCTTATAAGATATAGTTAACAGACCTAATATATATACATGTATGGACGTGGTGAACGTCCTTTTTTTGGTGGTCTTGGATCATGATCCAGGAAGACAACCAGCGCACTTGATCCAATTGTTTTTGGAGTTGTAGGAGTTTGCTATATATAAGAACGTGCGCACGCGTTCTATTAATACAGCTATTGTCATGTTATGAAACAGCGCTTTCAACAATGCGTGTTGTAAAATGTTTCAACATGTCAATTAATATATGTATATCATATGGTTGAAGCCGTGAACGGGGCGGCGTTGTGATAGCTGCATAGGTTTGATTTTTAACCCTGAAAGCGCCCTGGCATGGATCAAATCAGCATAGACCGCCCCTATCTTTCAAAAAGTTTTTTGCACTTTGGGGAACGGCGTGGGGAGTTCAAAAAAACTGGGTCATGAGTGCATGAAAGGGGGAAAATCTGAATTTCTTCATTTTGTACAGTGTACAAAGAAAAACCGTGATATTCTGTAGTCGTGAAGATTGGAAAACATCTTCTAGAACAAACAAGGTAGTTCTTGGATTGTTTCATTTTAGTGCCCGTTGAAAAAAGATCTGTGGAAACATGGATCTTTTTTCATATCACTGCATTCAAAGTGTTTACTGTTAGTTTTTGTCATCCTTTAAATCTGTTAACTGTAGTTATGGTCAAAACTTTGAATGTAGCGATATGAAAAAATATTATGGTTCAGAAGCAACAAAAACAGGTGCTAGAAATTATGCTAGAAAATTTTACTCAAGCAAGGCTTGGGAAAAGAAAAGCAAAGCGTATAGGAATGCACATCCACTTTGTGAAAGATGTTTGAAAAAAGGTATCTATACCAGGTCGACTTGTGTACATCACAAAGTACACATTGACCAGGACAACTATAGAGATGTACACATTCTATTTGGCGATTCTAATTTGGAAGCGTTGTGTGACTTATGTCATGCTGAAGAACATTCCAAACGTAAACCGTCTTTTGAATTTGATGAAAACGGAATGCTTATAGGATGTGGAAGGGAGGATGATGAATGCAAAAAGGAGCATGGAAAAAAAGAATCAATTCACAACTAGAGAATTTAGGCACATTTTCTCCTGAATATTCGGTTGCGGTTGATTCACTTGCAGATGCATTGGCCCAATATGATTCGACAATGAAACAATGGAGAGATTCGAGTAAAGCAAATGGCTACAAATCACTACAGATGGTTGTTGAATATACGAACAAGGGCGGTGCAACGAATTTATCGCGCTCACCATACTACATTATTACCGTTCAATTACGTGATCAGATCATGAAGTACTGCAAAGAACTTGGCTTGTCACCTACTTCACTTTCAAAAACAACAGAAGTATCCGGAAAAAAAGGTGATGAATTGGATGAGTTCATGAGCAGATTTAAATGAAATATCTAGACATTTATAAAGAACGTATTAAATCGGGTGAAGATGTAGTCGGTAAGTGGATAAAACTTAATCTTCAATATGTTGAAAGAGGTTTAGCAAATGGAGATTTCTTCTATGATGAGAAAAAAGCGGAAATGCATATAGCGTTTATTGAAACGTTTTGTCATCACGTAGAAGGAAAAACAACAAAAGTGAAGCTTGAGCCTTGGCAAAAATACTATATTGCGTGCATATTCGGACTTGTTGATAAGAATGGAAAAAGGCAGTTTCGTGAAATACCTACGGTCATGGGCCGAAAACAAGGAAAATCATTTCTTTGTGCAGGTATTGAACTTGATGTTGGATTCACTTCTGATGAAGCAGGTATGCAGATATACAATATAGCGCCAAAGTTAAAACAAGCGCAGATCATTTACAATGTTCTGTATCAAATGATGGAACACTCTAAAGCGTTGAGTCAAAGAGTGAAAAAACGTAGAACAGATATCTACATGAAACAGAACAATTGTCGATGGGAGCCAATTGCATTTGCATCTAAAAAATCAGATGGATTCAACCCATATTTGACAATCTTTGATGAGTTTGCAGCCTGGGAAGGTGAAGCGGGTATGAAAATGTACAACGTTATGTTGTCGGCAGGTGGTGCAAGACCTGATCCACTTTATATTCCTGTAAGTACCGCAAACTATATTGATGAAGGATTATATGATGAATTATTTGTTCGTGGAACATCTGTTTTACTTGGTACGTCTGATGAAAAACAAATGTTGCCTTTCTTTTATATGATTGATGATATTCAAAAATGGGATGATCCTATTGAATTAAGAAAAGCAATGCCAAACCTTGGAATATCGGTTTCTTATGAATATTTGCAGAATGAAATTTTAAAGGCACATAGCTCACCGACATATAAGGCGGAGTTTATAACAAAATATGCGAATATCAAACAGAATTCAACAGAAGCATTATTTAGTGCAGAAGATATTAACAAAGTCAAAGGTGAAGAACTTAAATTTGAAGATTTTGCACATACATATGCAGTTGGTGGAATTGATTTGTCACAAACAACCGATTTAACAGCCGCATCTGTAGTTATACGAATTCAAGACCAGGACTACATATTTACTCATTTTTGGCTTCCAACATTAAAAATCAAGGAGCTAGAGGAAAGAGACAAAATACCATATACAAGATTTATTCAATTGGGATATTTAAGCCCAAGTGGGGAAAACTTTGTACGGTATGAAGATGTTACAGAATGGTTTGAAATGCTACGTAAGAAATACAAGATTTATTGTGTAGTCGTTGGATATGACCGTTATTCGGCTCAGTATCTTGTGGATGATATGAAGAAATATGGATACAAGATGGATGATGTTATTCAGGGTACTAACCTTACACCGGTTATTAATGAATTTACAGGATATGTAAGAGATGGATTTGTTCATACAGGAACGAATGGACTATTACAAGCTCATATGTCTAGCGTGGCATTAAAGAAAGTTGCGGAGGACAATCGTGTTCGCATGAATAAAACTGATCCAAGAAAACATATTGATGGATATGCATCTGTTATTGATGCATATACAGTAAGACAAAAATGGTGGGATACATTTAAATACCGCCTTGAAAACAAGAAAAGGAAGGTGAATTAGTGGCTAAAAGCAGAAGAAAAAGATTTGGTTTGCTAGGAAGTCTATTAGGACTAAATAAGCCAGCACCTAAACAAAATCAATTACATTCAATGTTTGCAAGCTTAGGTGGATATTCACCGGTGTATTCATCCTATGATGGTGGAATATATGAGATTGGACTATGCAGAGCATGTATCAATCGAATTGCCACGTCATGTGGGAAGGCTTCACCTGAACTGACAAACAAAGACTACAAAAGCAAGATATATAACTATTTGGTTAAGAAAAAGCCAAATCCTTATATGACAGCTAGTCAATTTTATAAAAGATTGGCAACTATCTATTTTACAGAAAACAATGCTTTCATTATTCCAATTGAAGATGAATATGGAATGGTAAAGGGATTATGGCCCGCAGTACCAAGTCAGTGTCAGTTAAAAGAAATCAATGGTGTAGTTTATATTTATTTTAATTTCATCTATGGCGAAACAAAATTGATTGAATATAGCAAAGTAGGGCATCTAAGGCAAATGCAGTATAAAAATGATTACTTTGGTGATACGAATGATGCATTTGATACAACAGCTAAATTGATGCTTGCTCAGGAAGAAGGAGCAATCAATGCAATCAAGTCTAGTTCTATTGTTCGATTCTTAGCTAAAATTTCAACACCAATTGACGATGATGAGGATTATAAAGAACAACAAAACATGATCTTGAGAAATAACCTGAACAAGAATGAAACAGGTGTATTTCTTGTTGATAATCGTTTTGATGAAGTAAAACCTATTGAAAGTAAACCATTATTAGTGGATGCCAAGCAGAAGCAAGCCATTGAAAATAGTGTATATAGTTATTTTGGAATTAGTGAAGCTATTTTACAAAATAAATATAAACCTGATGAATGGAATGCATTTTATGAATCAATTATTGAACCATTCTTTATTGAAGTTGGAGAAGTGTTGAGTGGAATGTTATATTCCGTAAATCAGATTATGAATGGTAGTGAAATCATTCTTACAAGCGATCGTTTACAGTATGATTCAACACAGACAAAATTAAATGTTGCGACTCAAATGTTCGATAGAGGAATGATTGATACGAACGGGGCATTAAATATTATGAACAAAGCGCCTTTACCAAATGATGAAGGGAATAAGCGTTTTATTCGAGGTGAATACATCCAGGTAACTAAATCAAATCAAGGAGGAATTAGTTACAATGGCGAAACCGAACCACAGCAAAATCCAAATGCGCTCGATCCCGTTCCAAATGAACCCGGTGACGGAAAATAAACGGATTGATACTCAGTACTATGTTGAAGGATATGCTACTACATTTGAACCTTATGTGCTTTATCGAGATTACGAAGGTAATGATGTATATGAGTTGATTGAGCGTTCAAGTTTGGATAACGCTGATATGAGTGATATCATCTTCCAATTTGATCATGGAGGAATGGTATATGCACGTACAAGCAATGGTTCACTTATTGTTGAAGTAGATGAACATGGATTGTTTGTTGCAGCAGATTTAGGAAGAACAGAAGCTGCAAAACGCTTGTACGACAGTATTCAGGCAGGAATGGTTACTCAGATGTCATGGCGTTACATGGTGGATGAGGAATCATATGATAGATCTAAAAAGATGTGGACAACACGTAAAGTATCAAAAATTTATGATGTTTCGGCAGTGTCGATTCCTGCAAATGATCAAACATCTATTGAAGCAAGGGCAAAGTCTTTAATGGATGAAGAACGGACTAAAAAAGAAAATGAAAAGAAACGAGAAAGACTGAGTTTGTTGTTGCAGATCAAGGAGGCTATTAATTAATGTTTACAGAGCAACAACTAGCAGCATTCAATGCAATGAATCACGAACAGATTCAAAAAAGATTTAAAGAAATTCAAGATGAGGTTAACAAAAACGATCCTAATACAGACTTGGAAATGTTACAGGCGGAATTTGATATCTTGCAAAAACGTGACAAAGAGTTACAAGGCAAGGTAGCACAACGTCAAGCGTTCTTAGATACTATGGCAAAATCTATTGTAGATGAAGAAGGTGCTTTTGTTACACAACAGGAACAAGCTCGTAGCAAAGCACATCCATCAATGCCTACAAACTTATCAGAACGTAAAAAAGGAATGGAAGACGATATGGAGTATCGTAGTGCATTCATGGAATTCGTTCAAAAAGGAAAACAGTCAGAAATTTTAAGACAACGTAGTGCAGAAGCAGGTGTGGCAGCCGATCTAGGTATTTTAATTCCTGAAACAATTGTTCAGAAAGTAATGACTGAATTAAGTAAATCACGTGGTTACTTATACAATGCAGTATTACATACAAATTTCCGTGGTGGTGTTAAATATCCTATCGGTTCATTCAAGGCTACATTTAAACGTATCACAGAAACAACAGTGTCTGATCGTCAAAAAGCCGGTTCTGTTACAGAATTTGTACAATTTGGATATTTGATTGGTGAAATCCGTTTAGCTCGTACCTTACTGCAAACAGTATTGACTGTAAATGCATTTGAAACTGAATTAGCAAAAGTTATTGTAGAAGCTTATTTGGAAGCTATGGATCGTGAAATTTTAACAGGTAACTCTGCAAATAATGAATGTGAAGGTATTTTAACAGAAGCTAATAAAGTAAGTGGAGGACGTATTAAAGCCGATCACATTATTGAATTTACGGAAGCAGAAATGAAAGATTGGAAATCATGGCAAACAAAATTGTTCGCAAAGATTCCTTTATCAATGCGTAAATTAAAGCCAGAGTTTGTAATGACTCCTGCTACATATGAAGCAAACATTAAAACGTTGGCCGATGATAATAATCGTCCTGTTTATGCAGAAACATATAATCCTATTGATGGTGCAGAACGCGCTACATTCAAAGCTAGAACTGTTAATTTCGTTGAAAACGATACGTTCAAAGATTTTGATGAAGCACAGAACGGTGAATATTTCGGAATGTATTGGGTAGGAAAAGAAGCCTATGCAATCAACTCAAATATGCAGTTTGGTGTGAAGAAGTACTGGGATTATGAAAAGAATGAGGAAGTAACTCAGGCATTAGTTATCAATGATGGTAAAGTATTAGATCCTCAATACATCTTCTTGTTAAAAAAAAAAGTAGCTTAAGCAATGGAGATGTTGCAACAGGTGAAAGCCAAACAGGAACACAATCATTAAATGATGAAGAACCTATTGTATTAGATGATGAGCCTAAGAAAACCACTCGAAAAAGCGGTACGAAGAAAGCTTAGGTGATAGGCAATGGCATTCAATATTTCTGAAAGCCTTCTAGAACGTGTTAGAACTGCTGCTACAAGAGCTAAATCACATGTTTATGATGATGAAATCAAAACATATATCAATGCGTGTCTATATGATTTGGATAGATTAAATATCTTATTTGATGAAGATGATTTAGAAGATGAAATTGTAGTAGCGGTAATAACATATGTAAAGTCAAAATTTGGTACAACGGATGCTTCATATAAAGAATCAATGGCTAAAACATATGAGGATTTACGTCAGATTCTTATGACAGATAAATCCCATAAGAAGGTGACATAGTATGGCATATGAATATACTCGTGAGAATAATCTTTACTACGATGTGGCATATCTGATTGAAAAAGAAAGATATGTGGATGCAGATGGTGTGGAACATGTTAACGAAACGGAAAAGGAAGTATTTTGTCGAGTTGGTGGAATTTATTCAAAAGAATTTAATGAAGCCTACCAGGCAGGCATACAGTTAGCGTATAAGCTTGTTATTCCTACTATTGATTACAATGATGAAACGACAGTGAAATACAACGACAAAAAGTATGCGGTTTATCGTACATTCCCATCTGGAGATACGATTGAACTATATGTTCAACAGGACGCTGGAGAATGGAAACAGTAACGGTAAGACAACAAATCGTTGCTAAATTCACTGAACTTTTAGGTGAGGGACAATTTGTATATGGCAGTTTCAAATCAAAACCCCATACCCCCTATGGGAATTATGCGTTGGATTATACAAATAATTACTTTGCAGACAATAGAACGTATTGTAAGATTGGAGTTTACATATACAGATTAGTGACTGATCAAAAAGATTTTGAATTAGAAGCTAAAATCGAAGACATGTTTGATGAATTAGAAATACCATACCAAACCATCACAGATGAAGATATAACAACTCAAAAAGTACACTGTACAGAATGGACGGTGACATTAGTTGGCCGTCAATGATGTATATTGCGATATGTCGCAGCTTGGGCCTGAAATCAGAAAGATTATTCAAGAATATAAAGAGCATTCTTTGGCGCAGATTGATAGAGCAGTAGAAGAAACTACAAAAGATTCTAAAGACATTGTTAAAGCTAAGGCCAATGTAGAAGATAGAAACACACGCAGAAAGGGAAAATATAAAAGATCTATAACATATAAGATAGAACGTGAATTAGCTCATACACGCGGTGTTATTTATGCGAGTGGCCACGAATACTCATTAACTCATTTACTAGAAAACGGACATAATTTATGGAATTCTCCTAGACGTACACGTGCATTTGAGCACTGGAAAGATGGAGAAACAAATGCAATCAAAGAACTGCCAAGTTTAATCGAAAAATATTTGAAAGGATAAAAACTATGGCAGAAAAAAACAAAGTACGATTCGGTCTAAAAAATGTACATGTATGTGCTATTACAGAAAGTGCAGGATCAACTACATATGGTAAGCCTACTGCATGGAAAGGTGCTAAATCATTAACTCTAGATCCAGAAGGAGATACAAATACATATTATGCAGATAACACTGCGTATTTCACAACGAATACAAACAATGGATATTCAGGTAGTTTAGAGATGTCTGAAATTCCTGAAGAAATCGAAAAGATGATTTTCAATACAGTGACAACAGAAGAAGGTAACTTAGCAGAAGATGCAAACGTATTGCCTAATAATGTTGCGCTAATGTTCCAATTTGAAGGTGATGTAAGTGCTACTAAACATATCTTCTATAAGGTTGTATTTGCACGACCAAATGTAGAAGGTGAAACGAAAGAAGAAAGCACTGATCCAAAAACAACATCAATGGATATTACAGCAGTTCCTGTAGAACAAGGTGATCATCAATGGGTAAAGTCAAAATGTCGTAAAGGTGATACAAATTATGAGAGTTTCTTTACAACTGCTCCAACATTACCTAGTCCAAAAGCTAGTGAAGTGAGCCAGGAAGATGGCACACCGGTAGTTGTACAAAGTGATAATGGTAAGGAAGTGAGCACATTATAAGAGGGGCAACCCCCTCTTTGTGAGGTTATATGGAAACAAAAATTAAAATTGACGGAAAAGAATATGGCGTTCTTTATAAAGGAAAGACAGCGAAAATCTATAGAGAATACTTCAATAGAGATATGTTGGTTGACACTCAGAAAGCACAGATGAAGTTTTCGAAAGCTATCAAAAATAAAGTGGGAACAGATGAAGAAGATGAACCTGCATATTATGTATTGTTAGAAGCGAATGGTTCAGAATTCTTTGAACGTGTGTTGTGGGCATGTATCAAAGCATATGATGTTGTTCAAGGAAAAGAAACGGAAGATTTTTCAGATTTTATTGATAATGTTGTAGACTATGACACATTCGTCACAGTAGGTATTGTGGTGTTTGAAAAAATCGTTTTTGCGAACAGTCCAACTATCGATAGTGAATCAGAAGATGTAGAAGAAAAAAGCAAAAAAAAGAATAGTCAGCTACTCTGATTTGATTATAGGGTGCATGAATTTAGGGCTTAAGATGAATGAAATAGATGATATGGACATTGGAATGATGTTTGACTTGATCATAGCTAAAAGCAATATGAGTGCAAGAGCAGACAAACAATTTAGTAACAAAGTACATATCCGTAAAGCAATCCAAAGCGACTTTGACAGATTTTAGGAGGTACTAAAATTGTCAGGTTATAGTCAAATAAAAGGTATCTCCGTAAAGATTGATGGAGATACTACAGGATTTCAGAAAGCGATAAATGAAATCAAAAGAGAAACATCAGGATTAGACCAAACAATGTCTAAACTAAAAGCTTCGATGAAGCTAAATCCGAATGATTTCTCGTCATTTGCAACATACCAAAATCTATTAAAGGATAAGATTCAGAGCACTTCTAAGCAATTGGATGTCTATAACAAAAAGCTTAAAGAATATCCTAAAACACAACAACAATGGGCAGATCAAGTTAACAAATCAAAAGACACGTTATCGCAATATCAGACTAAATTAAACAGTACTGAATCAGCGATGAGTGCCTTACAAAAAGAATATAAGACAAATCAAACTCAAATCCAAGCATGGAAAGATGCGATTGGCGATAGTTATCACACTACAGAACAATGTGAAACCGCAATTTCCACTCTAACTGCTAGAAATAAAGAACTTTCAGTTTCTATGAAGGCAAATAGTGCTTCACAAAAGGAATACAATGCAAAAATTGCGGAACAAAAGAAAAATCTTGTTGACTTAGGAAGCACGTATGAGGAATCGCAAAGGACGTTTAATGGTCTAAGAGCTGGTGCAGCAACGTTAAACAATGAACTAAAGAGCTTGAATAAAAGCTTTATTACAGATAATGAAAATATATTAAAATTATCACATTCATTTGGTGTTGCCAGTCAGAAAGCAAATCAATTTGCAGAAACTATTAAACCCTTGTCTGCGTTGTCAGCAGCGGTTATTGTCGGAGCAACAAAAACTGCAATTGATTTTGAAAATGCATGGACTGGTGTTACAAAAACTGTAAATGCAACCCCTCAACAGTTTGAAAAAATCAATGCTGGATTAAAAGATCTTGCACAGAATACATCGAGTACATATCAAGATATTGCACATTATGCAGAACTTGCAGGACAAATGGGTATCCCTACAGATTCTATTGTTGGATTTACTAAAACTATTACAGAATTGGGTGATACTACAAATCTTGTTGGTGAAGAAGCAGCACAAAGTATTGCCAAATTCTCAAACGTAATGGTTTCACAGTCTAAAAAGACGAATACATATTATTCTCGTTTAGGTTCTACAATCGTAGATTTAGGAAATAAATTCTCTACAACCGAAGCAGATATCATGAATATGGCTACTAGATTAGGTGTTGCAGGTAAAATGGTAGGCTTTAACTCTAATGAAGTATTAGGCTTATCAACTGCATTATCTTCATTAGGTATTGAAGCCGCTGCTGGTGGTAGTTCTGTCTCTAAAATGTTAAAGACAATTGATCTATCTGTTTCTACAGGAGATAAGAAACTACAAAAGTTTGCAGAAGTGTCTGGTATGACTTCTCAACAATTCCAAAAGGCTTGGGGAGAAGATGCAGCGGGAACATTCTTAAAGTTTGTAGAAGGTATTGGGAAATCGGCGGATGTTACAAAAACATTGGATGAATTAGGCATTAAGGAAGTACGACAAGCACAGTCAATGGGTGCTTTGGCACAAAGTTCGGATGTATTGGCTAAAGCATTAAATGTTTCTCAAAATGCATGGCAAGCGAATTCAGCCATGGCAACTGAAGCGGAAAAACGATATGGAACATTAAAATCTCAAATGTTACAGACATGGGAAGCAGTTAAACAAGCCGCTGATGAACTAGGCCAGGCATTTACACCTACTCTTACATCTAATTTAAAAGTTGTAAAAAAAGCAGCTAATGCATTCTCTGATTTAGATGAAGGAACACAACAGACAATCGCAAAGATGTTGTTGTTGACGGCAGCCACTTATCCAACCGCAAAAGGATTAGGAAAAATATTTAGTGGCGCTCAGAAGTTGACAAATGGATTTGGAAAAGTTTCTTCATGGATTGGCAAAACGGCAAGTGAACTAAACGATTTAAGTGGCCCTGTAGATAAAACTGATGGCTTATTGACAAAATTGTTTAAGCGAACTGGTGTTACAACTGAAGCATTAAAAAGTTCAAGTATTGCATTGGGTGGAGTTGGAATAGCTGTTGGATTGGCAGCTGCTGAAATTGCAGTGTTAGTTCCTATGTTTGAAAAGGCAAATAAAAAAGCTTTAGAAAATGCTGTTAAGAATGATGCAGTAGCGCAAAGTTATTTAAAAGTTGTAGACAGTGTTAGTTCGTTCAACAAAAAAATTGATGAATATAAAGAAAAATCAGAAGCCATTTTATCTACAAACGAACAGAATATCAGTCAGTCTAATTCTTTGATGAGAACGATTGAACAATTAAATGGTGTAGAAAACAAAAATGCTATACAGAAACAAATGTTGCAAGAAGCTGTTAATCAATTGAATGAAATCTATCCTGATCTCGGTTTAACAATTGATTCAAATACAGGAAAAGTTGCCGACAATACAGGCAAGGTGTTTGAAAACAATCAAGCGTTAGAAGAATACATTCAAAAAGTTCAAGAAGCTGCTAAACAAGAAGCGTATGCAGAAGCGATTAAAGAACAAACAAAAGCTTTAATTAAGCAACAGATGAAATATAGTGAAGTAACAGAGAGTGTTCATGGATTAAATGACAAGATGGATGAATTGAAAGTCAAACAGTCACAAGCATTTAAAGATGGAGACAATGAAAAGGCATTAAGGTATCAAACTCAGATTGAGCAGTTGAGAAAGAAAATAGATGAAGCAAACGTTTCTTTAGCAACTATGGCAACTAAAATGCAAGAAACAAATAAAACTTTACTAGATCTCAACAACCAGGCAGAAACGGGTGGCTATACAAAAATTGGAGATTCGTTAAAACAATCATTACAAGGTGCTATAGATAAAGCTGGTGAAGCTGGTATTCAAATTCCTGAAAAGTTAACAAGCGGAATTATGAATGGCACAGAAAGTTATCAAACGGCAAGTAATTTTGTGGCATCTATGATGACATTTCAGCAGTTAGTTGATAATGCAAGTGCAGCTGGGCTTAATATTCCACAAGGCATGGCTTACAGTATTATTTCAAATGCAGGCAGTGTATCAGAAGCGAATACAATGCTGAATAACCTGATTGAGTTTGAGGAAGCATTAACGAAATCAAATTATGATGGTGAACAAATTCCACAAAAATGTGCAGCAGGTATTGCAGATGGAACAATTACTGTTGATCAAGCTATGAAAGCTTTGGCAAAAGGCGGAGTTGACGAATTAGAAAAGGAATTAGATAAAGCTAAAGATAAAGCTTCAAAAAAATCCAAAGATACTGGAGATAAGATGGGCGATGGAAAATCCAATGCAAAGGCATCTTCTGGTTCTATGGGAAAATCAGGTGGAAGTGCATTATTGAAAGCTTATGAGCCGTATGCGCAAGCAACTATAGATTATGCAAAAAAAGTTGAAAAAGCTATCCATAACGCAAAAGCAGCTGCCAAAGATCCTATTGTTATTACAACTATAAAGAAAACTGTACACAAAACTGAAAAACATTCTTTAGATAATTTATCTCGACCTGTTGTTGATTCTGATGTTGCACCTATGAGTGCTGATTCTATTGCAGCGTTGGCTGATACAAGCGCATATGCAGCGGCTAGTGATGCTACTACATCTATTATGGGTGGTACAGTATCGCGCTCTAATTCTACGGCATACAATTTAAACTTGGATGGTATTTACAAAAGAATGGACAATTTAACGAGTGCTTTAAATGCAATATTGGATAGCAATATCACAATCAATCTACAACCTATGCAATTGGATGGAAATGTTGTTACAGATACTGTACAAGAAATTATATCAATTCGAGATATGTTGAAATCATGGGGAAATGGAGGTTCATAGAATGTATCATTTTAGATTTACACCTGAAAATAAACTGCGTTATACGCAAAATATTATGTATTTATTAAAGGTAAGTGAGCGTCCTGTTATTCCTATGGCAGAGGAAATTGTAGAAACATCTACACTTGGTGACGGTACTACATCGTATCGTCATACAGGTGTATATCAAGATCGCAAAATTCCTATCAAATGCAACTTTGTTTTAAATAGCAAGAAAGAATATCTAGATCGTATCTATAAGATCCAACAATATTTTAATGGAAACAAAGGAATATTGGAGTTAACTAGTGATGATAGAGAACATTATTGGAAGGTAAAAAATATAACGTTCGATATGGATTCTAGAGATTTTGGGCGAGGAAGTGAATTTACAATCACGTTTATTTGTGAACCTTACAGATACGTAAATAAGTATTCAAGGCCATACGATATTGTAAGTGGAAAAAAGGTAGAACTTGCGAATTATTATGAAACAGCATATCCAATCTATCGTCTATATAACACTTCCATGAACGCAAAAAACATTACGATTAATTGTAACGGAAATAATTTTACAATCACAAATCCTTTTAACGGTACATCGGATATTTCGTATGTTGAAATCAATACAGAGAATTCTTATATGAAAACATACTATAAAAATGGAACGTATAAATATGACACATTGAAAACAAGTGGATCATTTGACGGACTTAAGTTTAATTATGGTTCAAATAATGTATTGATCGCAACAGATATTGGTGCTATTCGTGCAGAAATTATACGTAATTATAGGGAGAAATAAAGATGATTCATTTATTCTTTTCTAGAAAAAAAACAACATATGCACAAATGAAAGAACGTAATGGAGATGTAATTTTAAAACATTGTGTTAGTGCAAAAGCAGTGTTTGAAAGAAATTCTATTTGGTGCGTAGAAATAGAATTCCCAAAAAGTGATTTGATGGGTATGGAAATCAGTGATGAATCCGTGTTTAAAGTGGATATCAATTTTGAAGAACCTCAGTTATATAGAATTGCGTATCCAAAATACAACAAACAGAAAGATACATATACATGCTATGCAACACATGTGTTCTTTGATTCTCAAAAAGAAGTGTTTGTGTTTGATGATCGTACTATGAGTGGTACGTGGCAAGATGCGATAAATACCGCAAATGATATTATCACAAATTCACGGCCCAATTATCCTTATAAAATTTATGGACATGGAAAATATGCAAACTATGCCAACGTTAATGCAGAGAATGAAAAAATCGTTTATTTCCGAAATGTTCAGAATAGTGGGTATTGTTTGGATGTTCCAAACGCAAGTGAAGATGCATCTTTACAGTTACAGACGTATCAAAGAAACAGAACGTCCGCACAGACTTTCATGTTGAAAAAAGTAGGGTCAGACAAATATGGAGATATATATGGAATTTTATCTTTATGTTCATGTAGATGGCTTAAATTGGACTCAGGAAAGGTTGTGTTAGGCAGCCTATCTGAAAGTCCATCAGATAATTCTGAGAAATGGTGGTTCATTAACAATGGTTCTAGTTACGAGATTGCACCATATGGAAACATATATTATGGCATCTATCCTAGTTCAACGAGTATTGGCAATGGAAATAAAGTTATTGTTGCTGATAGAGGTACTGCCGAAGTTGGAAATGCGTGTAAATGGATGGTTGAAGATGTGGATTCCACACAAACGGCATATTGGGTTCGATATAATCTGATCCAATGTTTGTTTGGCACAGAAGAAAATTCCATGATGAACAGATGGCCTGAATGTGAAAACAACAGATATGTTGCGATGTTCAACAATTATGACTGTTATTTTGGAAATCCAGATTACTATGCTTCCAATTTGAAACCAAATGATTTCTTTATAAGTAATAAAGAAATGTCTGAATACACAAAAAAGAAGTCAATGGAAAATGTAGTTACAGGAATTATACCGAAAGCATACAATGGGCGACTTCTACCAAATAACGAAATCGTTAAAGCTAGCAATTGGAATATAGATGAGATCCATAGAATTGATGTGAAAGAATATTCCGATATCAAATTGATTGCGGATGATTCACAAGCAAAGAAAACAACACTGGGCGTATTTACAAATGAAGCGAACCTAAGAAACTATCTTAGAATACAAGCTAAAAAATCTTTGAAGAAAGAACTGCAAGAGCCAAAAACAGAAACGTCTATTAAATTTGAAGAATTATTTTCATATAATGTGCCGAATGCACAGGCGTTAAAAATAAATGATTCAATTTATGTAGAAACTGAGTTTGGTAAAAGGGAAAAATTCTATTTAAACAAACTGACCTATAACTTGGTTAAAGAACTTCCTGAAGATTTAGATCTTGTATTAGAAAGTGAGGTATAACATGGCAATTGTATATAGTCATTTAACTGTAAGTCTTACAAAAGAAAATTCTGATTTGATGTTGGAAATGCTTCAGGGAGATACAGGACGAGGACTTATTGTATTTGTGAGTGATGATGTGATTGTAGATGAACAGTCAAAAACTGATTCATCATTAACAGCTACGTTGTGGATTGAAAAACCAAGTGGATTAAATATAAGTGTGGATGCGACTAGTGTATCACGATTTGAAAACTCGAATGCATATGAAATTACATTTTCTGACACAGAAACGTTTGCGAATATTCTAGCGGAAGCAGGTATTGTAAGTGCTGAAATAGTATTGAGTTCAGATAATACATTTGTAACTTCATTTACATTTAAAATTAAAGTTGTAAAGAACTTTGCGTTAGATAGTGGTATTGATTCAACGGAAGATTTTAAAAATCTGTTAGATGCGATTGCAAAGGCACAAACAACTATTAAAACATTGGAAGGATATCAAAAACAATTGGATAATCGATTAAAGCTTACTGTAAATGTACGTAGTGGAACTACAAATCCTACTGTAAAGGCTAGTGATAAAGCAGGAGATATCTATATTAAATATGAGGCGTAGTGTATGACTGTTTTAGCAACATTACCATTTAATCAGTATTTAGTACTTACGTTTGAATCTTACAACGAGAGGTATGAAGGGTCATATCCTAATTTAAGATTTAAAGCGGATGTAAGGTTTAAATATACCGGAAACTTCAAAATTCAAGCAAACAATGTTGTTACTCTTGGAGGACTTTCTAAAACAATTTCAAGATGGGATTTAAATTATATCCAGGATTCAGGATGGTATTATCTAGGACAAATCAATGAGCTTATGTATTGCAATAGACAACGTTCTTTTACATGGGATGCAAGTTGTCAAGGATGGCCTAATTTATCAGGAAAAGCAAAATTAACTACACCATTAATTGATTTACCATCATATGATGCATGGATATCAGGTGTTGGAAACAATGATATTTCAATTTTTGGAAAGTTAAAAACGAATCCATATAACTTATATACATTACGTTTATGTTCTAATAAGGATGAACAATTTGTAAGTAATAATTTAAATGGAAATTATTCTTTTACTGGTCTTACTCAGAAAACACAATATGAATTTCATGTAGAAGCTTATATGGCAGACTGTAGCGGAAATAGATTGTCACAAGTGGTATTAAATGCCACTACATTGGAAAACTACGCTTCTGTATATGTAACTTATGTAGATTTTGAAATTATCAAAGGTAGTGGAAATACAGATGATGTGAAATTCACTGTACATACATCGGATGATGTACATGTTAAATCAGTAACATACAAAGATGGCTCAAGTCAAAACACAGTGAATTCTAGAAAATTTAAGCTATCTTCTGTTCCAAAAAATACAGAAAGAACGATTCGAGTACTTGTTACAGATTCATTAAACAGAACATCTTCATGGGTGAACGTTAAATTCAATACAACGTTTACACATATGGAAGTGTGGCGGTTTGGTGGAACAAGATGGAAACGTGGCTATTCATTAGCAGTTACACAGAACAGAAGTAATTATCAGTTATGCAGATTATTTGTTTTTGATGGATTGGAATGGAAAAAGGCAATTCTATATAAGTAGAAGGGAGGAGCATACATGGAGATAAAAAGAGATCATATCTTTATTCGTCAAGGTGATACTATCATTTCTGAAATATCTTTTAATTTCAAAAGTGGAAACACATTTATACCTGGAGAAAAAGATCAATGTTTATTTGTTATTATGAAAAATTTTAAAATGGTTAAATGTGTTGAAATTAAAGATGATTTAAAAATCAGGTGTCCTACAGATGATTTAGAAGTTGGAACTTATTCTTGGGCTATTCGAGTAATGGCAAATGGTATTCATGATACACCGTTATCTGGTACATTGATAGTAAGAGGAGGGTAGAAATGGCTAAATTAAATGCAACTTTAAGTTTTGACTTAGATACATATGCAGGTGTAGATAATGAGACGCTTGTCATTGATGCACGTACTCGTGAGATTTATATTCCTGATCCTGAAAACGTATTTGGTGTTCAATACGATAAAGATTCTAAATATATTCGGTTTAGGGTTATCAATACAGTTTCAGAAATATTTAAAATGGAAGATGCTTTAATACGAGTTAATTATCGAGATTCAAAAAACATTATCGGGTCAAGTATAACCACAGATAAAGTCACTTACTATGATACATGTGAATTTGCCTGGATTGTACCTAATAACGCATTAAAAAATAAAGGAGATCTTTATTTTGTGGTTAGTGCGGTTATTGTAGATGACGATGGAATTATTCAAAAAAGATGGGCTACTACACTATCAAGAGTTGTTACTCCTGAAAGTATATATTCAAAATCTGCTTCATTAGATCAAAATGAACGAGATGAGATTGCAATGCTGCTTTTATTAGTATCCGAAAAGTGCAATCAAGCAGTGGAGGATATAAGAGAAGCACGTGATACAGGTGTAACAACGATTACAAATATCAAAGATTCAGGGATTAAAGAATTAAATGATTTGATTTCCAAGTATGGCATACGTTTTGAGGATTTAAGTGTTCTGAAATCTAGAGTAGATCAATTATTCGATTCAGGAAACTTGCCTGATGCCAATACTGAAATAACGGATATTCGTATAGGATATGACGGAACAATTTATTCAACAGCTGGAAATGCGATAAGAATACAGATTTCTAATATTATGGAAATGATATTAGATAACCATTTTTATACACCTTTATTAATTGATATAGATTCTGAACTGATAGATGAAGAAAATAACATATTGCAAGCAGATTGGCGATATAAAGTTGAATAGGTGAGATTATGAGACAAGGAACAACACCGACAATTGTTATAAATGTTAACAATATAGATTTAAGTGAATTAAAAAGTGTTTACATTACATTTGAGCAAGATGGACATCTTTTAAGAAAAGATATGTCTCAAATTGAAATTGAAGATGATGAAATTAGAATCACATTAACACAAGAAGAAACACTTAAATTCAAGAAAGGGATAGTTAACGTACAATTAAGAGCTATAACACAAGATGGATTAGCGATAGCAAGCTCAATAGCTACAACTACAGTACATAGAATCCTTGATAAGGAAGTGATTACATGATTTTAATGAATCAAGTTACGTTGGATGTTCAGGATGACTCAGAGCATATTGATATAGAAGTAGATGGAAATAGTGATGATTTGAATTTAGAAGTCAAGGAACAATATGGAGGAGGTACATCCGATTACAACAAGCTAAAGAACAAGCCGAAATTAAATGGTAGCGAAATCATTGGTGAAGTTGAAGAAATAGACCCAACAGTTCCGACATGGGCAAAAGCAGAAACAAGACCGGTATACACTCCGGAAGATGTAGGGGCTATGGCAGAAGGTTCTGTAACATCTGTATCAACAATCGAACTAGATGAATTATGGAATAGTCTATAGGAGGAAAAAGAATGGCTATTGAATATTTAGATAAGAGTGGATTGACGCTCTTAATCAGTAAAATTAAAT